CAGGACTGCAGTCTAAGAATACCTGGAATCTGCAATTTCAACCCTGAAACAACCGTGCTGGCACATCTGCCATGCGGCCAGAAGGGTGTTGGCATGAAGTCGCCAGATCAGATGGCTGTGTTTTCGTGTAGCTGCTGCCACACGTTCATCGACGGACCACGCTTCAGCGAGCTATCTGCCAAGCACATCTTGCAGGCATTAGCTGAGACACAGATGCACTGGGTTCAAAAGGGCTTGTTAATCGTTAAAGGGGTGAGGGTATGAACCAAGCAGAACGTGAAAGCAGGGAAGCGCTTTACCGATTACAGGAGCTGCACGGCATACGCAGGACAAGCCGCAAGGACAGGGCGCTGGAAGTTAGCGTCATGGCCGCAGCTGGCCTTGTGATTGTGTGTGTTGCTCTGGCCTGGTGGATCAGATGAAGCCCGCCACAAAGAACATCAACATTGACGAAGGCGATGCGGACGTGGGCAGGGTGATTTTCTCCATTCTGGTGCTGGCCTTGCTGTGCATTATCGGGCTGGTGCGGGGGTGTGCGTGACCCCATTTCCTGTGTTGCCAAGAGAGCTATTTGAATCCGATCAGCAGTACAGGGAGCACCTAGTTGCCCATTATTCGGCGGATATTGAATCAGAAATCAAGGCGATCATTATTGCGCTGGCTATTGTTATCCCGTTGGCTGTGTTCGTGTATTGGCGGTGTTCGTGAGGCATCTTGAAGATGACCACCAGAAGGCGCTGATGCAGTGGGCACGGGTAGCCAGGCTGCGCGGTGTGCTGGTGTCTGACTTTCTTGTTGCCATACCTAACGGAGGCAACCGCAATCCAAAGGAAGCGGCAAGACTCAAGGCTCAAGGCGTGAAGGCTGGGGTATCTGATTTGCTCCTTGCGTTACCAGCAAACGGATTCTGCGGCCTCTGGATAGAGTTGAAGGCACCAGCAACACCAACAAGCAAGGCAGGCAAACCAACAGCCCTGCAGCTGGAGTGGCTAGATCGCATGGCGCAAGTCGGTTATGCGGCACAGCTTTGCTATGGCTGGCAGGCAGCAAAGCAAACAATTCAGGAGTATTTGGCGTGATCAGAGCAGCCCAGCTGGCGGTGGCTAGTAACACCAGCAGAGAAAGTGCTGTGACAGCAACAACCCTTACACAGCAGCTTTGTCCGAGGAAGCCGCGCTAAGGCTAGTCCCGGCTGTAAAAGGCCTGGCAATTTAATCGCGGCCTCGCGCGCGCGCGTTTAACCATTCGTGGGGATGGAAGCAAGTGGAAACTATAGACTGGTTTTACATAATCACAGACCTTCAGCGGCACGGTGTCCATCATGAAATGGTAGCGGCGCGCGCCGACGTTTCCAGATCGACGATCATCAACATGCAATCGCATGGCACAGAGCCAAGGCATTACGTTGGCGAGGCGGTGCTGAAAATATGGCGCACTGTAACCGGGAAAACCGAGCCGCCAACAAAAAAGAAAATGACAGGAAATTGACAGCACTGGCAATGCACAATCCACATTGTCCTGTTTTCTATTAACTGCCAAAGGCTGACGTTATGGTTGCTCCAAAGAAACCCTGCAAGACTCAAGTGCCAGGCGAAACAACAGAGGCCGCAAAGGCTGACGTTATGGTTGCTGATGCCGAGCATGTGGAAGTTGATGGCGGGCTGCCTGACGCTGCCAGCATTGACGCTTCAAAACTGACTGAGCGCGTTCTCACAAAGCAAGGCTGGCTGCTCCCTAACGGCGGGGCTGACGCTAATGTGTAGCGGATCACCAAAGACACCTGATGTTGTGCGCCGCGACCCTGTGGCAGAAGCACAGCAATCTGCTGCCATTGCCGCAAAGAAGGCAAACAAAGAGACCGCTGCCATCAAGCGCAGGCAGGCCGGGCAGAAAATGGAAACCAATGGCGGCATGGGGTACGACACCGCGCTTGAAAGTGTAGGCAAAAAAGCGCTGGGCGACTGATGAGCGAAGCAGCGCGCATCATTAAACGGTTCCAGGCTGTTAAGCAGATCAGGGAGCCGGTAGAAAAAATCTGGCTCGACTGCTTCAACGCCAGTTACCCGCTGCGCGGCAAAGGCTTTGCCGGATCGACGCTCACTGCGGAATCCTCACAGGACAAGCAAAGCCAAATAATGGACGGCGTGACGACGGAATCTGTGAGGGTTCTGGCTTCATCCATTATGTCAGGGATGACCCCCGCCAATTCTCGCTGGTTCCAGCTGTCTGTCGGCAATAAACAAACGGAAGATGAAAAGCGTTGGCTTGATGCTGCCGCGCAGTGCATCTTTGAGAATATCCATGGCGGCAACTTTGACGCAGAAGGCTTTGAATCCATCATTGATATGGTGTGCGCTGGCTGGTTCTGCATGTTCATCGACGAAGACAGGAAGCGTGGCGGCATTGTTTTCGAGCAGTGGCCGCTTGCCAGTGTTTTCACGTCATCAACGCGTGCAGATGGGCAGATAGATACCGTATTTCGTGAATATGAGTTGAGCGCAGAGCAGGCCGCAAATGAGTTCGGGCTTGATAAGCTCAGCGATAAAACGCAGAAGCTGGTGGACACTGCGCCAGATACCCGCGTCAAGTTCCTGATGCTGATAGAGCCGCGCAAGATGCACATGGTTGGTGCGAAACTTGCCAAGAATCTGCCTTTCCGTCAGGTTATTATCGAGCACGACACAAAAAATACTGTGAAGGAATCAGGATTCCACGAGTTTCCTGTTGTGTCTCCGCGCTGGTTCAAGATCCCGGATTCATGCCTTGGCATTGGTCCGCTGTCTGAAGCAATGCCTGATTCAAACATGCTAAACGATATTAAGCGCATGCATCTGGCGAGTGCTGAAATGACTATCGCTGGCATGTGGATAGCGGAAGACGATGGCGTTATCAACCCGCGCACGTTCAAGATTGGTCCAAGAAAAATAATAATTGCCAATTCTGTTGACAGCATCAAGCCGCTGACTCCAGGCGGTAACTGGCAGCTGGCGCAGCAAGAAATACAAAACGCGCAAGCAGCTATCCGCAAGATCCTGATGGCTGACCAGCTGCAGCCGCAAGGTGGTCCGGTTCGCTCTGCCACTGAAGTAATGGTGCAGGTCAACCTGATCAGGCAGCTGCTTGGCCCAATCTATGGAAGGCTGCAAGCTGAGTATTTGCAGCCAATGATTGTCCGCTGCTTTGGCCTGGCGTTCAGGGCTGGCGCATTGACGCAGCCGCCAGGGTCCCTTGGTGGTAAATCATTTTCAGTGCGGTATATCTCCCCGCTGGCAAGGGCTGCGAAGCAAGAGCACGTTGTAGCCATTGAGCGCGTCGTTCAGCAGATAACAATGCTGGGCAATGTTGACAGAAACGTGGTCAAGATTATTGACGCACCAGCAACCGCGAGGATTTTAGCGGAGGCCGGTGGTGTTCCTCCTGAGTGTTTGCGCACGCAACCAGATTACGAGGAAGCGGTAGCACAAGAGCAGCAGGCAATGGCTGCATCAGCGCAGCAGCAAGCCATGGCTGACATGGCGACGCGTGCTGCACCAAATATCGTTACGCAAATGTCACAAGCCGGGGCTGCATGACAGGACCCGTTGACCCGTCAACATACTCAAGAATCTTCGAGGGCAACAAAGACGGCCAGCTGATCCTGGAAGAGCTTTGCCGTGTGTATGCCAAAGACTGTTATGTGAAGGGCGGCCGGGCAGCTGAAAGGCAGACGCTGGTCAATTGCGGCGAGCGCAATGTTGTCGAGTTCATTATTAAAAAAATTAACCAAGCCAACGGGGTACAAATAGATGAGTGAAGCAGCAGGTATTGATGACGGCCAGGCAGCAGCGGCGGCAGAGGCGACGGCGACGGCGGCGGCAGCAGCAGAGGCTACCGCATTAGAGGTAGTGGCAACTGGTGGACAAGGCGCGGATCCATCGCCTGACGCAAGCCCGGACAGCTGGTTGCCAGAAAAGCACGTCGTCAAAAAGGAAGACGGCACGGTTGACATCGAGGCATCAGCAAGAAAGCAGGCTGACGCTTACCGGGCGCTAGAGAAGCGCCTTGGTGCTGGTGACATCCCACCAAAAACAGCAGAAGAGTATGCGCCAGAGCTGACCATTGAAGGCTTTGACGTTGACGAGCTGAAAAGCGATGAGCTGTATAAAGATTTTGCAGCCAAGGCGCATGCCGAGGGATTCACAAACAAGCAATTCTCCCTTGCTGTCAATGAGTTTCTGCCGCGTGCTGCCGAGCTGATGAAAGCAGAGGCGCAGCAAACCTCTGCGGATTGCACGGCGCAGCTGAAAGAAATGTGGCCGACAGATAACGAGTTCAAGGTAAACACAAGCAATGCGCTGCGTGTTGTCAATGCATACGCTGCATCGCGTGAAGAGGCCAGCGAAATAATCAAGGCCATTGGCAATAACGCAAAGGCCATCAAGTTGCTTGCGGCAATTGGTCCAGAGCTTGAGGAAGGCAAGTCGCCTGGTGCAGTACAGTCTGGTGGCATGATTGATATTGAGGCGCTGCAAAAATCAGAGGCCTACTGGCGCGAAGATCACCCGGACCACACAGCAACAAAGGCGCGTGTCGCAAAATACTACGCGGAGAAGTACCCACAGCAAAAATGACAGGAAATTGACAGCGAGCTTGTCGCACTATTGTGACAGCGGCCTGATGTGGCGATCAGATAACCGAAAAGCTCGCTTGCCCTGTGTGTAGCCGCACAGATTGCAGCGTAAAAATTACAGGCCCAGAAATGGACACCCTGAAAAAAGGCGAACCAATAACCTAATTTCAGGAGTCTCATTTTATGAGCAGCACAATTACAGAAGCAATGGTGCAGCAGTACGGAGCAAACTTCCGCATGCTGTCACAGCAACGTCAGTCGCGCCTTGCCCCATGGTGCCAAATGGAGTCCGGCATTGTCGGCGCTTCAAAATCTGTTGAGCGTATCGGCAAAGCAGAAGCATATGATTTGGCAAGCCGCCACGCTGACACCCGTCACGTTGACATCCCTCACACTCGCCGCTGGATTGATCTTCAAGATAAAGCCTGGGCAGAGCTTGTTGATGAGATGGACAAGATCCGCATGCTGGGTGATCCGACTTCACCGTATGTTGCCGCAGCCGCTGCTGCACTGAACCGCCAAAAAGACGGCGTGATTTATGCAGCCGCCCGTGGCACAGCACGCACCGGCACAAGCACGCAGGTTCTGCCATCCGGCCAGAAGATTGCCCACGGCAGCACCAACCTGACCATCGCAAAACTGTTGACAACCAAGGAAATGCTTGACGCAGCAGAAGTTGACGACGATCAGGCAATGGCTGCTGACGGTCAAGGCGCAACAGCTTCACGCGTTATTGTTGTAAACGCGAAGATGTTGACCAGCTTGCTTGGCACTACCGAGATCCGTTCTGCTGACTACAACACCGTGAAAGCGCTGGTGCAGGGTCAGGTCGACACATTCCTGGGCTTCAAGTTTGTCCGTTACGAAGGTGTCTACAAAGACGGCACAGCAACTACTGGCTATGCGCTTGCATGGGCAAAAAGCTGTGTAGCTTTCGGTGTCGGCAAAGACATCCACACTTCAATTGATCCGCGTCCAGATAAAAACAACTCCGTGCAGGTTTATGCCCGCATGGCCATTGGTGCTGCACGCCTTGAAGACGAAGGCGTTGTGGAAATTGCCTGCGCGGCGTAATGAAAACGGCGGGCTGTAACAGGCTCGCCATTATTTTTCTGGAGAAATGACATGGCATCTGTAAATGCTGATCTGCAAAGCAACGCGGTGGCAACACCGCCTGTTAAGTCAAAAGTAAATCGCTCACATGGCCGCGTCCGGTTGTTTGAAGCGACTGTAACGCCAGCGGTAGCTGTAGCTATCGGCGAAACAATTACATGGGGTTCATTGCCTAAGGGTGCGCGCATTCTCGGCAACCTGAGCAAGCTGTATTTCTCGGCAGGCACTGCATCTTCAACGCTGAACCTTGGCGACGCTGCATCTGCTGCGCGGCACTTGGCTGCAACTTCTGTTGCTTCAGCTGGCTCCGCTGTGCCTGAAGCGCAGTCTGCTTCTGGTGCGCAGTTTGAAACCAGCGACGACAGCACTGCAGCTACCAACAACTGCACGCTGATTTCTACCGTTGCAGGCGCTGCAATCCCTATCGGTCAGGTACTGACGCTGAAAATTGCGTACGTTCTCGACTGATATTTGAAAGGCTGTACAAGAGGGGAGTCGGCAACGCCTCCCCTTTTTTCTAATTTACGGGGTGAGTGATGGCTTCTCAAGTTTCAATCTGCAGCAATGCATTACTGATGCTTGGTGCAAAGACCATCAACACAATGGCAGACACAACAGATCGTGGTGTTGCCTGCGCCAATTTGTACCCGGATGTGCGCGACACGCTGCTGCGGTCGCACCCGTGGAATTGCTGCATCAAGCGCAAGCAGATTGCGCCAAATGCTGATGCGCCTCTTTACGATTACAGCTACAGCTACAACCTGCCATCTGACTGGCTTAAAACGCTGTCGGTTGGGGAGTATGGCGGCGAGGTAGATTTCAAAACAGAAGGCAGAAAAATCCTCTGCAATGAAAGCTCGCTGCTGCTGCGCTATGTGTTCCGCAATGAAGATGTCAGCACATGGGATACATCGCTGGTTGAAGCAATGACCATTGCAATGGCAGAGCGCTTGTCTTATGCCATAACGTCATCGGCATCAATGCAAGCCAACATGGCGCAAAAGCTGCAGATGACACTGAAGCGCGCCAGGGCAGAAGACGGTCAAGACGATCCATCGGAAACGCTTGGCGATTTCCGCTTGCTTGCAGCCAGACGGTCAAGGCTGTAATGCCAAAGGTCACGCATAACCAGACAAACTTTACAGCTGGCGAGCTGTCGCCCAAGCTGTATGGTCGCGTCGATATAGCCAAGTATGCAAACGGGGCGGCTGTTCTTGAAAACGTCATTCCACTTGTCCAGGGTGGCGCAATTACAAGACCGGGCACAAGGTATGTCTGCTCTTCCGCTTATGGCGCTGCGGGCAAGTCGAGGCTTGTGGCGTTTGTGTTCAATCGCAGCCAGTCCTATGTGCTGGAGTTTTGCGACAGAAAAATAAGATTCTTTCATGACAACGAAATTGTCATGGATGGCGGCTCCGCTTATGAAGTCGAAACGCCATACACAGAAGACCAGCTCGATGGCCTCAATTTTGCACAGAAGTCTGACACGCTGATCATTGTGCATCAGGATGTGGAGCCGTACAGGCTGCAAAGATTCGGGCATGACAGCTGGCAGCTGTCCACCATTCCGTTTGTGTCTGTGCCTGTTGGGGAGTCTGGCTATAAGCCGGATTACTACGCACGCGTTGATACCGACCCGACACCGGGCGAAGCTATCGCAGTCGGCAACACTGTAACGGTGTATTCGTATTACATAGACAGCACGGAAGAAGACTCTGGCGATTTCATCACGGCAGATATTGGGAGATACATTGATTTCGGTGGCGGCCTTGTTGTAACGGTCACGAAAATTGTTGACGCGAGCAACATCGAGGCCAAGGTTGTAAACGTGGC